TATCTATGCTCAAATATTTATCATCTGCTTCGAAACCAGTTAAATCAGAAGAATTTTGAGGGAATGATATCATATTTCCATTAACATTATGTTTAGGTTCGCTATATTGAGGAGGTTCAGCAGATTGCATAGAGGGTACTTGAGGCTGAGCAGATTTAGCGCCGTTCGCACCGTTCATGCCGTTCATGCCGTGTACTTCATGTACTTCGTGTATGCCGTTCATGCCGTTCGCGCCGTTCATTTGGGGATGAGCAGATCGCGAATTTACTTCATTGGCCTCGTGCGAGTTTAGCATATTTTTAGCATACATCTCAGCTTCTTCCTTGTTCATTTTATTTTTTTCTTCTGTGTAATTTATTCTTTCATTAGCCATTTCAAAGTTAGATATTGAAATAAACATAGATATTATTATAAGGACGCAATATATAATTATTATCACGGATATTACCCATGCTAATAACCAGCACCACCAACGAGTGGTATAATTACCGCCAGTAACAATACAGGTTAATTCAAATAGAGACATTAATATTGATGGTATTGATATTATTAATATGAATAACACAAATAGGAATCGTTCACCTATAGGTATCTTGCTATTGCTAAATAATATTATTAAACATAATATTAATATAGTCATGAATAGAGCCACGCCCGCATACTTTGATTGAGTAGACCCAAAAAATATATCACTTATGTTTATAGTATCTTGCGCCATTATTATATATATATTCTATTATCATAGAAAGAAAAATAAAAATTGATAATGATATAAATATATATTTGTTATAACAAATTAATAGTTATGGGGATTCCTTATTATTTTTATTCATTAACAAAAAAATATCAGAATATATTATACAATATTAAGCCAAAAAATACGGATATTTACTGTATCGATTTTAATGGAATTATACATAATATAGCTCAGCAGGTTATGAAAAAATCTATGACTGCCGATACTAATATAGAAGAGCAGATATTAGAAGGTATATGGAAAAAAATCGAAGAGTACATTGATATCTATAAGGCTAAAAAGTATATAATATGTGCCGACGGAGTTGCACCTATGGCTAAGATTATCCAACAGCGAAAAAGGAGATATTTGACCATCTATAGAAATAAAATAGACAGCGAACATATTACTAAACCACCATGGGATACCAATGCTATAACACCGGGAACACAGTTTATGAATAATATGAATACGTTTATCAATAATAAAATAAGATATTCTACATATGATATTGAAATTCAATATAGTGGTAGCAATGAATGTGGCGAAGGCGAGCATAAAATTTTTAGAAATCTAAAAACTGTAAAGGATACTTCTGATATTATAATCAATGGTTTAGACGCAGATTTAATTATTTTATCGTTAATGTCTCATATAAAAAATATTCATTTGATGCGAGAAACTGTTGATAAATTTACAAATGAAAATGTATACAATTATTTGAATATTGATAATTTACGAAAGGCTATTCTGACTGAATTGAAAATTATATGGAATCTTAAGGATGATTATAATGAAAATGATGTAATCGAAAGTTATTGTACTCTATGCTCTATCCTCGGCAACGATTTTATCCCGCATTTATTAACAGTTAATATCAAAACAGACGGGACTGATAAATTAGTAAATATTGCTAAGAAGGCTATTCAGGAGACCGGACTATTAGTCGCAAACAATTCTATTAACTATGAATGTCTAAAATATATTTTCAAATATTTATCAGTAACAGAAGATGCTGATATTTTCAATATATGTGAAAAGTATATAAAAAAGAGTTCCTTCGTGAATTCTCAATTACCGAGCGATAATTATGCAATTAAACATAAATCGCCTTTGTGTTATACTATCTATAACAGTAACAGTAATTGGCATAAAGAATATTATAAAATCATATTTGATAATAATATAACTCTGGATTCCTCTGTTATTTATAATTCTTGTAAAAATTACATTACAGGTATTTATTGGGTTTATGAATATTACAAGGGAAATAGTATTGACTGGGAATGGTACTATCCTTATAATTATCCTCCTACTCTAAAAGATATTAGTAATCACTCTATAGCCTATGAATCCCCTGTAATACACGCTAATAATAATTTTATAGACCCTGTAATTCAATTGTTAATCGTATTACCAAGAGAAAGCATGGAATTAGTTAATAATCGCTATAGGTCTTATGTTACCAACATACACAACGGTTTATATCACATGTATCCTATAAATTATGAGATTCAGACATTTCTCAAAACACATCTATGGGAATGCTCTCCTATATTGCCACTAATCAATATTAAATACATAAAAAAAATATTACATCTCTAATTAGAGTATATCACGCCATTATATGATACTATACTAATAGCTCCGCTCAGGTCTCCTTAAGTCAGCTTCAAGTTACCTTAAGTCACCTTAAGTTACCTTAAGCCACCTTAAGTCAGCTTCATGATATCGTTTATCTTGTTTTTATCAAGGTTTGCCAAGTAATACCACGATTTCTTTTCAGCATCCCATCGACATCCCAATTTTTTAACTGCATCTTTATTTTTAAATGGAATTTTGATATGTACTTTTGCACTACCATTTTCGTCAGTGTTTGTATTATCTGCTCCTCCCTCCTTAACAGATGTTTTTTCGGCAGCACTCAATTCCTCGAGCTCTTTTATAGAGATGATATTATCTTCTTTTAGATTATCTTCGTAATACCATTTCTTTTTATTGATATCCCATTTTGCTCCTAATTTTTTAGCAGAATCTTTATGATTATATGAAATATTAATATAATTCTTAATATATACAACAGGGACCGGTACTTGCACAAGAGAAACAGATGAATCTTCGTGAATCTTGTATTCTTCCAATATACCGTTAACGGCCATATTAGCCAATTTGTCTGCTTCGGTATTACCAATAGAATGTTTATCGAGCAAATTTGTATGAGCTTTTATATAGTGTATTTTAGTTGTTTTTTTATGCGGGCTATACAACTCGTATATTTTTTGCAGCAATTTTAAATTAGGAGGTACCTTATCGTTTTCTGTCTTCCAATTGTTTTTTGCTAATTTAGCACCATAAGACCCAGAGCATTTGATTACATATTCAGAATCCGTATATATATTAATACTTTTTTTATCTTCAATGTCTTTTTTTAATATTTCAAGAGCTCTTATAAGAGCAGTAAGCTCACCGGTATTATTTGATTGCTTTCCTTTAACAAGCCCCGATTCGTTTCTCTCATCGTTGTGATCAAAAAATACTCCATATCCAGCACGAGCATTCATCTTTCCATTATTAATGCACGAGCCATCGATATATACACAATTATCACAATTGTCTACCATTCCAAATTATGTTGTTATTATTATATAACTATATTATAATCAATTTTTATATATCAATTTATATTCAATATCATTTTCATATTCTATTTCAAACCCCTTTTTCTTATAAAATTTTATTAAATAGCCAGTTGTAGATTTATTTTTATCTACAAACAAATGCAGTGGTTTCTCTAAAACCTCAATTGACTTATTAATTATATGCGTTGCAATTCCTCTATTCCTATAATTGGGGTTAACGCACAATTGATTCAAATAATTATCGCTAATACCCACAAAACCTATGATATCACTTCCTATGATATAATAGATAACACTTGTATAGCTATTAAATCTATTTATCCTAAAATTAGAATTTATCAATTTAATACATCTAAATAATTCATCTTCGTTGAGATCTTTGATTAATTTATATACTATCATTCTCTATAATGATAGATAAAAAAATATAGATATCAAGATATAGATATCAAGATATATTAGGCCAGAATAAATTATTCCAATATAATTTTATTTGTGATGTTATAAGTATCAATATACTTTTGAGGTATTTTTTCAAAAGATATTAGACACATATTAAATTCAAAACTATCCATCAAATTATTTTCAATAAAATAATTAATTCGTTCATTTACTGGTAGAGAAGCAAGCATCAACGCCTTTTCTTTAGTAATTCCCGAACCAATTTTAGGAATGTTATCGCTTTTATCACCATAAATTGCTTTAAATAATAGATTGACTGTTGCATTACTGTATCCGCGTACCTTAAGTTCTTTAAATTGCATATTGTAAATCAATACATTATTATCTAACAGTTGGAGAAAGTCGTTATCATTTGTAATAATGATAATTTTAGAGTTGATCTTATTTTTAATATGTTTATGTGTTAAATAAATAATATCGTCTCCCTCCAATCTATCTGATTGAATAGATTGCAATCCTATTTTTTTAATATATTCATTAAAAATACTAAAAATATGCTTATTAAAATTGTTCTTCTGGTTTCTTGTAGCCTTGTACTTATCATATAGGTCGTTCCTCCAGATATCACTTCGCAAACAATCATTGCATAATACGATGTTGTTTTTGTTCGTCTTCCAAATTTTACATATTTTTTTAATATCATTTTCCATATGTTTGTAAAAGGCATTGATAAATACTTGATTTTCGATGTTTTTAGTTACATCAATCTCGATGTAATCTTTTTGAAACTTATACCATCTCATTGTAGCAAAATATCTATGGAAAATATAATAGCTACAATCGACAAGTACAATATTATTATATTTGCTTAATTTAATAATATTCATATACTTTATATTATTCTTATTTATTTAAATGATTAATCAATTTTTATATTCTTAGTTACTATTTATAAATTCGGCATACCATGTCTTCGCATTAGACATTACAATCCCGAAGTTAGCCTTATCCTTCTTAAGTTCGTGCCATTCGTTTTTAACATCATTGAAGTTATCCTTCTTATTTTTATTAGAATCCTTCAGTTGATTGAGACGGTATTTAACAAATAGGTTGTAATCAGTCGATTTCTTATTTTTCAATATATTTAAATTGTCTGCATTTGCGTTTTGAATAGCTCCATTATTTGCAACATGGGTTTCTTCATTTTCATTTAAACCCTTTGTCTTTCCTTCGCATACGGCTTTAGTCATATTCATGTTCATTACAGTAACAATATGTTGGTTAAGCTTATTGTTACCTTCATTGCGCAATTTTTCAAGTAACATAGGTTCGACACTATTAATAACAGGGTCTTCTCTCGTAATTCTAATAATAGTATCATTCTTGACCCAAACTTTTTTGCTGTTTTTAATATCGACGACCCACAACTCTTTATCATAACCTTCCATTACTGAATTTAGCTCGTAACCTTCTGCTGATAATCCGAAACGAAGAGGAGATAGTTCATTACCTGTATAAAAATGCTTTGAGGAATTAATACAAGTTTTTTTAATAGAATTCATATTCACGGTTACAATATATTAATCACATTAATCAATTTTTTATATAATAAATTGTCTAAATATGGTTTATATAATATACTATTGTCTAAAAATTGACGCGACAGTGCCCAAAATAAAGGCACTGTTTTCATGTGTTTTTTCAACGAATTAAACAAGAATATTGAGGAATTTATTGATAAACAATCTATTAAAGATTATGATATTATCAACGATATATATAACGCCGAAAGTGATATAAACGAAATTTATTATTCGAATGAAAAAATCTTCGACGAAGAATTGGAATTAATTTTTAATAAGTATTTTTCAAAATATGATATAAATATGTTTCAAACATTCGATTTATTGCTTATAAATATATATAACGTATATATATTAAATAAAATTAAAATAAATGAATATTATTCAAGCACTTATATTATCAAAAATATAAATATAGAAGATTAGTAGAAAATGATAAAAGAGGTACCTGATATCAGTGATAAAAAAAGCACTGAAGAAAATGTAAGTTACGACGAAAAAGTCGATGCAAGTTATAGAAATTCAGTATCAATATTCAATTTTTTTAAAAATTTAAGAGAAAATATGAGCGTCGTATTGCTTACTTATGTTAAATTGACGTGGATTATATCTTTGTTTATTATTATCTATCATCTTATTCTGCGCCCTCTTTATAAAATATTAAACTATTTAATACGCAAATTTTGTGATTATACTTTGGGTAAGAGTTCCCCTATACTACCATATGGTTTACTTAATAAATTACTGTGGCTTATAGAACCTTCACCTGTCCTTATTGCATCATGTGTATTATTTACATTCATTACGTGCGTTATGATATTTGCCTACATTCTATTTTTAATAGCTTTATTTATATATAGTTTACCTGTTGTCGGAGCTATGATAGGAAATCCGAGAGAATGGGAAGATTTTAAAAGATTAAGGGATGTTTTTGATTTATTTGAAGGAAAAATAACGCTTTTTAGATTTATGAGAATATGTTTATTTGAAAGTATTGCTATAATATTTTTTAGTAAAAGTAAAAAGGAGACCTTCGAAGATTATTCATCTATAATATCTAAAACTATGCTAAAAAATTTAGAAGTATTGATGGAGAATAATATATATATACCATCAGAACTTGATAAAAGCTTCTATAATACTGCAAAATTCTTCTATCAAAGAAAAGACGATTATAACGTAGAATCTATTAAAGCTTTAAATCATACTATTGAAGCCAATATATTAAATAATACCGTTATCACCGCATATAAGGAAAATTACAGCAAAAATCTTATTAGAAATAAGTATTCCAACAATGGCTTTGAAGAAGCAGTTAATAATATTGTTCCAATATAAAATATTGTTCCAATATAAAATATTATAATTACAATAAGTAAATGGATTTAAATTATCTGAGTTATGCTCAGGCTACAAATTTAGTTGAAAATGCCTCTTATGTTGACTTATCACATTCCATAATATTAAAAGAAATATCAAGTAATAATAAAATAATAAAGGGAATTAGTATATTATTTCTAATAGCTATATTTAATTATATATTTCCATATGAAAAATATAAATACGATAGTAATTACAAATTTTATGTTATACTATTTGTGGCTTTTCTATTATATTTAATATATTTAAATGACCTATATTTAATACTGATATTAATATCTATAGTCATAGTATTTATTGTACCTCCTATAGTAATTCTATATTACTATCTAAAAAAACAAGAGGCTATTATTAAATTTTTTTATTCTTACAATAATCAGGTTAAACAGGTATTTGGTAATAATATTAATTCGTTTGAATTATTATTCAATATATTGTTGATAAGTATTATATTTATATTATCTATCGTTTTATATTGGGATAATATATATTTTGATGCAAAAAAATTATCTAAATGCGGGCGGATACTAAAAATAATAGAAGATAATACATTCAAAAAAAAACCATACGTTTACAACATAATCTTATTAGATAATAACTCTTTAGACACTAAGACATCTAACAATATTCTCAAAATAACCTATGATTTTATGAAAATGAAAACAATTATAGAATACAATAAAGCAAATCCTAAAATATA